AATATATAAACTTTTTCCAGAAGCACATATGCCAGAACTCGGAACAGAGTGGGCTGCCTGCTTTGACCTGAAAGCGTCTATGCGTGACGGTGACATGGTTACTATGATTAATGTAAACAATAATAAGCGTCAAGTAAGCTGTCACAATGGATCGATAGATGTTTTATCTGGAGAAAGAGCATTGATTCCAACTGGACTTGTTTTTGATTTAGATGACACACAATCTATGCGTATTCATCCTAGATCAGGACTTGCATGGAAAAAAGGAATCACATTAGCAAACTGCGAAGGTGTAGTTGATGCTGATTACGTACAGCAGACTTATGTAATGCTGTACAACTTGAGCGATGAAATCTTTACTGTCTCTGACGGTGATCGAATTGCTCAAGGAGAAGTATTAGAGACCTATTCTAAATTTGTATTTGAAGAAGTCTTTGATGAGCCAGAAACCAAGACTAGCCGAACAGGTGGATTTGGTTCAACTGGCGTATAGTATGATATAATGTAATATAACTCATGACAAAAAATCATGAACTTTTTTTAGAACATAAGCATTAATCATATATAAATAAACGTGTAAGTTGCCTTAGGGGACTTACATAAATTAACCCTTGCTAAATATAGGAGGTCAATAATGACTTATTTGCAAACACAATACGACCCTTTCACGACTGTAGGTTTTGATAGGATTTTTGATCGCATTACATCACTTCACAATGAAGGAAAGGTAAAAGGATCGAACTCATACCCACCATATAACATCACTAAAGAAAGTGATACAACTTATATTGTGGAATTAGCCGTAGCAGGCTTTACAGAAGAAACTATTGACATTGAGGTAGCAGACGGAGAACTTACTATTCAAGGTAATACTCCTGATTCTCCTGATGAGAAAGAGTATCTTCACAGAGGCATTGCCGCACGTGCTTTCAGTAGAAAGTTCACCCTAGCTGAGACTGTAGTAGTCAGAGATGCTTCCCTAGAGAACGGAATGCTTCGTATTCTGTTAGAAAACGTTATCCCCGAAGAGCAAAAACCGAAGAAGATTTCTATCGGTAAAACTCTTAAGGATACCAAAGAATTACTCACTGAGTAATACAGGGTGGGACGGAGTGAAAGCTCCGTCCTTTAATCTCACAGCTAACTATAGGAGTCGAAAAAGCTGATGAACAAAGCAATCTCTTTTCTGAAGAGTTGCGACGGCGCATTTTGTGATGCAGTAGCATCATTCGCACTAACCGGCATATGCGTCTTTGTAATAGCTACTTGTCTAAGTAGCATATCCTAAGAACGAAGACAACACACACAACACAGGAGAAAAGTATGTCTAATAAAAACCCCTTCGAAATCCGAGCAGAAATGCTTAAACTTGCTAAAGATTACATGGATCAGCAGTATCATATGAATATCCAATTCTATGAGAACATGATCGCAGAGGGCGAAAAAGCCCGCAAAGATGTTGAAGATTGCCTTCAAGATGCTTATAAAATGTACTCAATGGATGAGTTGATGGAGAAAGCCAAAGAACTTTATACTTTCGTATCTGAAAAGAAGTAAGTATATCACCACATAAGGGAGCGTGACAAACGCTCCTTTTTTTCGTTTAAATTGCAGGAGAGATAATGGGTATTGTATTTTGGGTAATAGTTACGGTAGGTGCCATAGGCGCCATCCAAAGCACATCAAAGTTGAATACGCTTTGCGAGAAAGAGGTAGAGGAAGGAATCTCTACTACAATCAAAGAGTGTAAGCAATATCACTTTGACAATAGAGCCATAAAAGGGTGGTAAATGGTACGCATCTAGGAATAGCAGTAATCCTGCTATTCTTTTTTCTTCAAATTTGTGCTTGACATTGGCTCAATCCAGTGTTATACTGTACATCTAAACTAAATAATGAGAGTAGAATATGGAAAATGTGATTGCACTGCCTACGTTGTATAAGAGAGACACAAAGGGCAAGGTTAGAGTACTAACCATTGAATATGGATTTGATAATGAGAATACTGCTGGCACTAGGTCTATAGCAGGCATTCAAGAAGGCAAACTTGTTACATCAGGCTGGAATATGACCGAGCCAAAAAACGTTGGCAAAGTCAACGCAACCACTTGTGTCACTCAAGCACTCGCAGAAGCCCAAGCAAGTTGGGATAAAAAATCTGAGAAAGAGTACTTTGCAGACATCAATCTAATTGACACTTACGAGAAGTTTAAGCCTATGCTTGCTGGTGACTACACTAAGCGTCCACAGGCTCAGGGTTGGTCTCAACCAAAACTAGACGGCATTAGATGTATCGCAAATCAGTCAGGACTCTGGACTAGAGCAGGCAAAGAGATTACTAGTTGCCCACATATTTGGGAATCAGTTAAGCCTTTTCTTGATGCTAATCCTGGTGTAACTCTAGATGGTGAACTATATAATCATGAGTTGAAAGAGGACTTCAACAAGATCACTAGTCTTGTGAGAAAGCTTAAGTCAACTCCAGAAGATATCGCAGAGTCGGCATCTCTAGTGCAGTACCACGTTTACGACTGTAGCGTTGAGAACATGCTTTTCATCGACAGAATTAAACTTGCGTATAGAGCAAAGAGTGATTGCGTTAAGATTGTTAAGACTGATTTTGCCAGTGATCAAGAGCAATTAGATGAACTCTATGCCTCATACACAGAAGATGGATATGAAGGACAGATGGTAAGAAACAACACTCTTTATCAGCAAAACAAGAGAAGCAATGATCTACTGAAGAGAAAAGAGTTTATCACTGAAGAGTTTCGAGTAGTGACAATGCTTGAAGGTCAAGGTAACTGGGCAGGTCACGTGAAACACTTTGGTCTTCTTTTGCCAAATGGTCAGACTTGTGGCGCAGGAGTCAGAGGCAAACAAGAAGTGTTGAAAGACCTCTGGGAAAAAGGTGACACTCCTAACTGGGCTACTCTTAGATACTTTGGTCTTACACCTGACGGTGTGCCAAGATTCCCAGTAGTCATCGACTATGGCTTCGGTGAAAGAAGCGACTAAAATACTTGACAAAATGTATCATTAGTGATACATTGTACATTATATGAAACAAATTGAGGTCTTATGAGTTTTTACACTTGCGTAAATCGCTATGGCAGTAATATTCTTTTTCGTGGTTACACGGATGAAGGTAAACGTATTCAAACGAAGATACCGTTCAAGCCGACGATGTATCTTAAATCTCAGAAAAATGAGAGTGGTTGGAAATCATTCGATGGAGTCAAAGTTGATCCTATCGAACTCGACTCTATGTCTGAAGCCACAGAGTTTGTTAAGAAATATGAGCATGTAGATAATTTTAAAATCTATGGCAACAATAATTTTGTTGCACAGTTTATACAAGAGAAGTTTCCTGGTGTAATCAAGTACGACCTCAAACGTATCGAAGTCGGTAACATCGATATCGAAGTTGCATCAGATGCAGGTTTTCCAGAGCCAGATGAAGCGGCTCATCCAATTATATCAATCGCATATAAGAGTAGTGCCTCTGGCGTGTATCACGTTTGGGGTCTTGGAGAATGGCGACTAGAAGATTGTGAACTTGACATACCCGGCAATCTGATTCAATACAGACATTGTAAAGATGAAGAAGACCTGATGTTGAAGTTTCTCACTTTCTGGCACGCTAACTGTCCTGATATCATCACTGGTTGGAACATTCGACTCTTTGATATTCCTTACATGATCAATCGAACTATACGCATACTTGGTGAGAAAGTTGCAAAGCAGTTTTCTCCTTTTGGTATTACGAAGTATAGAAAGATTGGCATCAAAGGTAAAGAGATGGACGCATATGAGATTTACGGTGTCCAGCAAGTTGATTACTTTGATCTGTTTCAAAAATTTGGTTACACGTACGGCAATCAAGCCTCTTATGCACTAGATCACATAGCGTCTGTGGTTCTTGGTGAGAAGAAACTTTCTTACTCTGAATACGGTTCTCTGCACGGACTCTATAAGCATAATCACCAGAAGTTTATCGACTATAATATTCGTGACGTTCAAGTCGTGGATAAGATCGATAAGCAAACTGGTTTGATGGACTTGGCTTTGATTGTGGCGTACAAGGGTGGCGTAAACTACAATGATGCGTTCGGCACTACTGGTATATGGGATTCAATCATATATCGGTATTTGTGTGATCGTAACATTGCAGTGCCACCTGCAACTCGTAAACATAAAGATCCATATCCTGGTGGTTATGTGAAAGAGCCTAAAGTCGGTATGACTGAATGGGTAACATCGTTTGACTTGAACTCTCTGTATCCAAATCTGATTGTACAGTACAACATGTCACCAGAAACTTTGGTCAAGGGTGATGATTTTACCGCAAGCGGTGTAGAGCATTATCTAAAGAATCCTGTGTCTAATGATCCTATTGAGCGTAACCTTTCAGTTGCCGCTAACGGTTCTATGTATCGTAAAGATGAGCGTGGCGTATTCCCGACAATCATCATCGGTCTATATGATGAGCGGGCTGAGATCAAGAAAGAAATGTTGAGACTCAAGCAAGAAAATGAGAACGCTAATTCTTCCGAACTTAAGCGAGAAATAAATAGACTAGAGAACACTCAGCAAGCTATTAAGATTTTGTTGAACTCTCTTTATGGCGCTCTTGGTAATCAGTACTTCCGATACTTTGAAATGCTTATCGCAGAAGGTATCACGCTGTCTGGTCAGTTATCGATCAAATGGGCAGAGCAAGCCATGAACAAGGCAATGAACAACATTTTGAAGAGTGATGATGAAGACTATGTTATCGCAATGGACACTGATTCGTTGTACGTTAACATGGGACCTCTTGTAGAGGCTGTGAATCCTAAAGACCCAGTCAAGTTCATTGATCAAGCGTGTGAACAAAAACTGGTGCCAATTCTAGAGAAAGCATATCACAATATGTTTACTAATATGAATGCATATGACAACCGAATGGTAATGGCACGTGAAGCTATTGCCGACAAGGGCATATGGATGGCAAAGAAACGATATATACTTAACGTATTTAACAACGAGGGAGTACAATACGCTGAACCCAAACTCAAGATTATGGGCATTGAAGCAGTAAAGTCTTCTACACCACAAGTAGTTCGTGACAAGTTCGTTAAAGCATATAGAATTATGCTGAACTCGGATGAGAAAGAACTGCAAGCATTCGTTAAGAATTTCTATGAAGAGTTCAAATCTTTGCCACCAGAAGACGTTTCGTTTCCTCGTGGCGTAAGTGATATTGAAAAGTGGAGAGATAAGAATACCATCTATAAGAAAGGTACTCCTATCCATGTCAGAGGTGCGCTTCTCTTTAATCAACAGATTAAGAAGAACAAGCTATCAGTAGAAGAAGTTAAGAATGGCAGTAAAGTAAAATTCTGTTATATGAAGATGCCTAATCCTCTGATGGAAAACGTAATATCTTTTCCTCAGTTTCTGCCTAAAGAGTTTGGTCTAGATAGTGATGTTGACTATGAAACTCAATTTAACAAAACGTTCAAAGAACCACTGAAGATGGTGTCTGATGCCATCAACTGGGAACTTGAACACATAAACTCATTGGAGGGATTTTTCTCATGACAGACGATATATTTGATTTCGGCTTTACAGCCGTAGACGAAGGCGAACTAGAATCAGTTCGAAAAGCAACCGCAGAACACGAAGTTCTGGTAGAAAAGATTAAAAGTGTTGACACACGTGCAAAAACCCTGTATGATAACATCATACCGTTACTGGATAATCTGAAAGCAAATCCAGACAAAGACTACATCTATTGGCCAAATCGATACGAAAAGATCGATGCGTTTGCTGATAGACTTTTTAAAATTATGAATGGAGAATAGAATATGGCATCATTAATGGAGAAATTGGCAAGTAACTCTACTATAAAATCTACTGCCCCTATCATGGACTCAAAGGTCTTTGGTGCAAAAGAAATGGCACAAACATCTGTGCCTATGGTAAACGTTGCGTTATCAGGCAGAGTTGATGGTGGTATTACACCAGGTCTGCTAATGCTTGCAGGTCCATCTAAACACTTTAAATCTGCATTTGCGTTGCTTATGGCAGCCGCACATCAGAAGAAGCATAAAGATGGCGTCATCTTGTTTTATGATAGTGAGTTTGGTACACCACCAGAATACTTCAAATCATTTGGCATTGATATGGACCGTGTTATCCATACTCCTATTACTGATGTTGAACAATTGAAATTTGATATCACTAAGCAGTTGAATGACCTTGATAAGAAAGATAACGTGTGTATTGTTATCGATTCTATTGGTAACTTGGCTTCGAAGAAAGAAGTAGATGATGCGATGGACGGTAAGTCTGTGGCAGATATGTCACGTGCAAAGCAGATGAAATCTCTGTTCCGTATTGTGACTCCTCATTTGAATCTAAAAGACATTCCTTTGATCTGTGTCAATCACACATACAAAGAGATTGGTTTGTATCCTAAAGATATCGTGTCAGGCGGTACTGGTGCTTACTACTCTGCTGATGCGATTTGGATTATTGGTCGTCAACAAGAGAAAGATGGCACTGAGATCAAAGGTTATAACTTTGTGATCAACATTGAGAAATCAAGACATGTTCGTGAGAAGTCTAAGATCCCGATTATGGTAACATTTGAAGGTGGTATCATGAAGTGGTCTGGATTACTTGAAGTGGCAGAGAAAGGTGGTTATGTAGTCAAGCCTAAAGTTGGCTGGTACGAAGCATTAAATCCTGCAACTGGTGAAGTTCTCTGCGATAAGATGATGAGAGCAAAAGAAATCGTTGACAACAAAGACTTCTGGCTAATGATGTTTGAGAAGACAGACTTTGCCAAGTTCATTGAACAACGATATAAAATGGCATCAAGCGGTCTGATGAGTACTGATGACAGTCAAGTACCAGATCGTGTAGAAGCTCCAATCGCTAATGAGGAGACTGTAGCGAATGATTGAAAACACCGTATTATCGGGACTCTTACATAATGAAGACTACATGCGTAGAGTTATACCATTTCTTAGTGAAGAATACTTCGGTGACTTCACTGAGAAAATGGTGTTCAAAACTATAACACAATATATCGCAGACTATAATAGTGTACCAACAAAAAGCGCCTTAAAGATTGCTATTGATGAGAAAAGCAACATATCAGACGATCAGTACACAACTATAGTTGAGACGATTGAAGGTCTAGAGTATGATCCTAAAACAGATTTAGAATGGATTGTAGACAAGACTGAAAAGTTCTGCCAAGACAAGGCAGTCTTTAATGCTGTACGTGAATCCATTCTTGTGTTAGATGGCAACCACGACAATTTAGATAAGGGTTCTATTCCTGATCTATTGACTAAAGCACTTGGTGTATCATTTGATCAAAACATTGGTCATGACTTTCTTGAACAGCCAGAAGATCGATATGATTTTTATCACACAAAAGAAGATAAAGTTTCCTTTGATCTAGACTTGTTCAATAAGATCAGTAAAGGTGGCTTGTCTCGCAAATCTTTGAGTATTGCACTTGCAGGCACTGGTGTTGGTAAGACATTGTTTATGACTCATTGTGCGGCTGCCAATCTTATGGATGGTAAAAACGTTCTATACATTACTATGGAAATGGCAGAAGAAAAGATTGCTGAACGTATTGATGCTAATTTGCTGAACACCACAATCGATTCTTTACAAGAAATACCTAAAGATGTGTATATGAAGCGAATTGATAGAGTGAGAGGCAAGACAACTGGTAAGTTGATTGTCAAAGAATATCCTACAGCAAGCGCAGGCTCTGCACACTTTAGACATCTTTTGAATGAATTGAAGCTAAAGAAAAACTTCCATCCAGATATCGTGTATATAGATTATCTAAATATATGTACGAGTTCTAGAATGAAAGCAGGCGCTAATGTCAACTCATATACGTTGATTAAGGCAATCGCAGAAGAGTTGCGTGGTTTAGCAGTAGAGTTTAATGTGCCAATCTTAAGTGCGACACAGACAACCCGTACTGGTTATAGTAGTTCAGACTTAAACTTAGAGGATACTTCTGAGTCTTTTGGTCTACCCGCTACTGCTGATTTTATGTTTGGTCTAATCTCTACTGAAGAGTTAGAAGGCTTAGGGCAACTTATGGTAAAGCAATTAAAAAACAGATGGGGAGACACAAACTATCTGAAACGTTTTGTAATCGGAATTGATCGATCTAAGATGAAATTATTTGACGCTGAAGAATCAGCGCAAGACTTAGTTGATGATACGCCTGTTGCAGACAAGGGTAACTTTGCTAGTCGTATGAGAGAAGAAAAACAAGAGGGCAATAACGATAGTGTTATTTCATACAGAAAAAGAACCGGAGATAAAAAACCAAACTTCGGTGGATTCAAATAAAGGAATTATGATAAGATATTGGAAAAAATTTAACTCATTGATGAAATCGGGAAGAATTCATCGTGTAGTAAAACTTATTAGTTAGGAGAAGCGTATGTGGTTGTGGATGGTAAGCAGTATTGCGGGGTCGCTGTTGGGTGCCGCATCAACTAAATGGTTCAAAGATACAAGAGCTGGAGTCTGGTGTTATAATCGTTTTGACGATATTGCAGACTGGGCAACAGAAAGGTATGGCATTGATATCCTCGACAAAGAGAACATTGCTTGGAAGACTAAGTATCCTAACGTGTCTAAAAAGATAGACGAATTAGAACTACGAATACAAGAGTTAGAGAAGAAAAACTAATGCTCT